CGAGGTAATCCCCCAGAGAAGTCAGTGGGTTACGCAGAGAATCGTAACGGGATACCAGATCAAGAGCCTGTCCAATGTGCATAAAAAAATCCGGAAACAAGTGAGCGTTTCCGGATTCTTACACAGCCACTGGATCGGTCAACTGATCCTTAACTGATCGGCATTACACCACCGGGACGCGGATTCATATCTTCCAGGTCGCGGCAGTCATTGGAAGAGTAAATTCCCCAGTTGATCCCGGTGGCGTAGGCTTCAAAACGGGACTTCATATCCCCGCGCAGTAACGCCCCGGCGTTAAATTTGGCGTAATAAACGCCCTGCTTACTTTTTCGTACCAGTCCGGTGTTGATCCGCTGTTCGATGCGGGTCAGATACGGCACCAGTGAATAGTTGATAAATCCCAGCCCCAGCTCTTCGATATTGTTGAAGGTGGCGCGATCGGTGTTCTGCACCATGTGCAACGGCACCCGGAACAGACGACAGATTTCTTCCAGCTGAAACTTGCGGGTTTCCAGGAACTGACTGTCCTCGGCGTTCAGCGCCATCGACTTCCAGTCCAGCCCCATTTCCAGAATCATCGGGCGGTGAGCATTGCCAAGCCCCGTGTGACACTCCTCAAAATCTTTCTTCAGACGCTCGTAAGCATCCGGCGTGAGCTTTTGTTCCGTACGCAACACACCGGATGTCACCGCACCATTACTAAACAACCTGGCACCGTGCTCCTCGGTTGCCGCTGCCAGTGAAATGGCCTCACGCGCATACGCAATGGGATTCAGCCCGACAAGTCCATCCAGCGTCAGGGTGCGCACATGCCAGATTTCATTCTGGGTCAACACATCCACGGAACCATCCGGAAACGTCACCTGATAAACCGGCTGCCACTGGCTGTTCAGCTTCGGTTCCACACAGCCCGGATCTATCGGAAGAAGCTCCACCACTTCTCCCAGTGCCTTTACCTTGTAGGCGTAAAAATTCCCCCGTAGACACAGGCAGACAATAACCAGCTCCCAGAATTCCTGCGGTGTCATGTAGCCATTAGGTTTTGCCGAAACCAACTTATGCAGTCGTTCATCCACCGCCCGTGTTTTCAGGGTACCGCTGATTTTGTAGAGACTGCAGGGCAGCATACCAACAGACTCTGCCAGCACCCTGACGCAAGAATAGACCGCCGTCAGGCGCATGGCCCGCTGGCTACTGATCCGCTTTCCGGTATAGGTGTCGTATGACAGCCCGATAGCATCAGCAGTTCTGCTGGCGTGGTCACCGGCACATCGCTTTTTCGTTGAAATAATCCCGAAAAGAACACTATTTACCTCCGCCGACAGACTGCCGTGTACGGTCGAGATATCGCGCCACCAGCCACGACCAGAACAGGCACAGCGCCCCGGCAACAACAAAACCCGCCGGGGGATAAATCAGCCAGGCACCATACGCCAGCAAAAGCGCACCCAGCACGCCCACCAGAGGCGCGAGAATCAGCATGATCATAATTACCTCAGTTAAAGCGAGCGGATCCCGTAGGACTCAATGTGGTCAGACAGCGTGTCTTCTTTCTCGTACAGCATGGCTCTGCCAACCGCCATAATCAGCGCAACTGCACCATCGATTTTGTTTTCCGCCTGCTCTTTGACGGGTTTCACCACATCATCGTTACCCGGCATGTTTTTGCCGACCACGTTGCCGATACACCAGGTCATGATGGGATTGCCGTCATGATGAAAACGTCCCGATTCAATCGCTGCTTCCAGCTCTTTCATCGGATCGGACATATTGGTGAAGTTCTGGACGATAGTGACGGGATTCAGGTCTTCATCAGCAAGGTCATGTGACAACCCGGTCGCCCCGAAGGGGTCGATGGGTGACTCACTGACCGGGCTGATTTTGTTCGCCGCTTTGGCCTCCTCGAGGATGTAGCGATAATCCACCTCCGCACCATCGGTAACGGTCAGAACGCCCATTTCCACCCATTTCTGAAAGCGTTCGGCTGTCCGTCGATCTTCATTTTTCTCGACGCTGTACACCGTGTCATACGGTACCCAGAAACGCGGGGCCACACTGTAGTAATGCGTTTTACCGTCAATCTCGCGGGTATAAAGTCGCGCCATGCTGTTCATATCCAGCTTACGCGCCAGGTCAAAGGCCAGAATGCACGGCTGCCCCTCGAACTGCTCAAGGGTCAGTGATTTATCCTCGCAGCTCTGCCAGCTCACCAAGTTGAAATACGCCGAACGCGCCGACACCCAGATATTGAGGTGTTTTGTTTTAAAGACGTTTGCCAGACGGGCGTTATTTTTCGCACGCTGCTGCTGACTTAACAAAAATTCGCGATAAACCGACACGCCAATATTTGGATTGGCTTTTTCCAGCACCTGCGGGCCGGTCCAGTCGTCACCTTCATCAACGGTATAGATGATCCCGAACAGTTCATCGTTAGGCACCGAGCCGTTGAGCATCTCGATGACTTCCCGCCGCTTGTCGTAGCACGGCCCCTCAATGTTGTACCCGGCGGTGGTGATGGCCCACATCAGTGGCTGACGTCGCGCCCCCATCCCGGTAAGCATTGTGGTATAAAGCGCATCGGTGGCATGCTCGTGATATTCATCAACCACGGCACAGTGGGGTGATGAACCATCACCTGGGTTGCCGATCAGCGGTTCAAACCGCGCGCCATCCTCCGGACGGTTCATGTTTGAGGCGTTAACCTCAATCCCGAACGCTTCCGTCAGCATGGGTGTGCGTTTACACATCAGTCGCGCCGGGCGAAAGACTTCCCACGCCTGTTTCTCTGTCGTGGCACCGGAATACACTTCCGCGCCAAACTCGTTATCACAGGCAAAACAATACAGGGCAACACCGGCAGAGATTGCTGATTTGCCGTTCTTACGGGGGATTTCGGTGTACACCTCCCGGAAGCGGCGCAACCGGGTGCCTTTATTGACCCAGCCAAACGCACAGCAGATCACAAATAGCTGCCACGGCTCCAGCGTGATGGGCATCCGTTTGAATGCCCACTCCCCCTTGGTGTGCGGCAACAGCTGAATAAATTTCGCGGCCCGTTCAGCCAGGTCCTTGTCGAAGCGGTAACGAAACGACTTACTTTTTTCCGCCATCAGGTCATCAAGATGGCGCTGGCAGGCCTGAATCACAAACTGGCAGGCAACAATCTTTCCGCGCACGACATCCCGGGCATACTGATTTGCAGCATTTACGTTGGGGTAAGATTTCCGGCTCATGATTCGATAATTTTCAGAAACGGGTTAGTGGCTTTCTTCTGCCCCGCCAGGCCAATCAGACGCTGGCGGCTGCTGGGGTCGAGTCCGAGCATTGCCCCCGTGCTGCTCATCTCGGACTCCTGTTCTTTTTTGGCGGTCAGCTCCGGATTTTTGACCCTGCCGCCCATTGCACCGGTGATGGTGTTGCCCTGTATGGCAATATTTTTCACGGCACGTCGCCAGAACTCATAGGCCACGCACCACCGCTCAAGTACCGCCAGGTCAGTCACGCACAGCAGGCCCTGACCGCAGAGTTCTTTGGTTGTCAGTTGCCACATGATCGTGGCGAGAGGGAGATCTTCTTCAGCGAACCACTCTGGTGGCTCAACACCTTTGATGGGCGTAAAAACAGGTTCATCTTTGTTCAGGGCTCGCTTGCCGGGGTTTCCGGCCAGCGCCTTGCGCGCCGTTGGCTTGGGGCGACGCCCGGAACGCCCCGCCGTTCCAGCCATATGCGGCACTCCTGGTTAAATTTCATTTTTCGCGGGTATAAAAAAACGATGGGGCGGGCAGTCCGGAAGACGTCAGGTCACAGGGATTTGCCCCGCCCCTCCCTACAAGTGAGAATAATTATCACCGGATTCGTTCGCGCGCTGTTTTCGCTTTATGGCAGGGCCAGCACAGACTCTGCAGGTTGCTGTCTGCGTCTGTTCCGCCATGCGCTTTCGGGATGATGTGGTCGACGGTTTTCGCCTCGCTCACCACACCGACACGCAGACACAACTGACACAGACCTTTATCGCGCTTCAGAATACGGGCACGAATCACCGTCCATTTTGAGCCATAGCCACGCTGGTGGCGGCTCAGTCCGCGCTGGTGCTGCACCCAGCCTTCACCGCGATGTTTATCGCAGTAACCCGAACTGTCTGTGGTTGTACCTGCACATCCACGCTTACGGCAGGCACGTGGGATTAGTGATGGCATAAATACCTCATACCCTGCGAAATGTTTACCACGATAAAAAGGCTACTTAATGCACTGAGTGCGGATATACTCCTGTGCCCCTTCCAGTTGCATCTGCATCGTCATCAGCCGCTCTCTGAGGGTGAAATAATCCCGTTCAGCGGTGTCTGCCAGTCGGGGGCTGGTTGCATTATCCACGCCGGAGGCGGTGGTGGCTTCACGCACTGACTGACAGACTGCTTTGATGTGCAACCGACGACGACCAGCGGCAACATCAGCGCGCAGAGTTTCATTTTCAGCTTTCGCATCAGCTAACTCCTTCGTGTATTTAGCATCGAGTGCATTAACATCACGCTGTCTCTGCTGCATGTCAGTAATGGTTGCGTTCGCCAGCTTCAGTTCTCTTGCGTTTTTGTCGCGCTGCTCTTTGTAGGTAATGGCGTTATCACGGTAATGATTAACAGCCCATGACAGGCAGACGATGATGCAGATAACCAGAGCGGAGATAATCGCGGTGACTCTGCTCATTGCTGCCCCCACAAACAGACTTCACGCTCAATCTCACGACGGGTCATCAGCCCTTTCCATTGCTTACCGCCAGCATATGTCCAGCGACGTAGCTGGTCACATGCGCCTTTGATATCGCCCTGGTTTATTTTGCGAAGAAGCGTCGATGTTCTGAAATTGCCAGCGCCCACGTTGTAAACGAACGAGTAAAGAGCGCCGCGCGTTGTTTCCGGTATATCGACTTTGATGTACGGGTTAATTTGTCTGGCGACAGTGGCAAGGTCTTTATTCAGGAGGGCTTTGCATTCTGCTTCGGTATACGTTTTACCGAGCATGATGTCTTTTCCGGTGTGTCCGTGACATACAGTCCATACACCAATGATATCTTTGTATGGTATGTAGCTGACACCTTCCAGACCATCGTTACCACCTGGGCCAGTGATTAACACAGATGCTATAGCAACAGCCCCACCACCAATAGCAGCTGCAACAGCCTTGCGTAATGATGGCGACATTATTCACCTCTCGCAGCCTTACGCTTGTCTTCTCTTATTTTGAAATACAGATTTGTCAGATAAGTCAGAAGCCCCAGAAGCAGACTTCCCAGCACACCAATCG